CAACCACAAAAAGGATACGAAACGCGAAAAAGTAGTAGGCGTTTCGATGACTGTAAAAGGCGAATCCTACACGATCGCCGAATTAATGCACCGGACCGCTAACGGTCTGGTGGATTCCGTCTATAATGACGGTCAATATGATGAAGAAATAGACTTCGACTCTGTCGACATGCACAAAGTACATTCTATGGACCCGGCCGATCAGGCCGAGGTCCTACAAACTACGCTAAATAGCGAAGTAGAACAAGCTCAACAAAAAGCTAAGGAGAAAACCGAAAAAGCGGCTAAGGCACGCAAGAGCGTTGAGGATAAAACAAAGCCAAAAAAAGAGCTTGAACAGGAAGAAGAAATTCTTCCCGAAGAACAATAGAATGTACCTTCATCATTAAAAGAAAAACAAAACTATAGCTATGGAAAACGGCGCAAATTTGAGAACCGAATGGGCCGAAAATTTACGCTGAATGGAAGCGGGTGCTCCGGTTGCCGGAGGCGAACCACCGGAGTGCACCCGCCACTCTTACTAGCTTTAATATTACTATAATCCAAAACTGCGAAATGCAGTAACCCAGATGACCTACTTGACGTCATCTGGGCTAGTGACAGGAAAGCTAGACTCTGCGACATTTAAAAATCTTAAAATAATACAATAATGGGAAAATTTGCAACAAACGTTATGCCTGTGGTTGGTGCTGCCATGGAAGGCCTTGGAGGGATAGCATCCTTCTTCACACAAGGTATACAACACAAACACGAAAAAGCATTAAATGAACGTTCAATAGCTGCTCAAAAAGAACAAGCCGAATACGCCTATTCAAAAGAACTGGAACAGTGGGAACGTGCCAACATGTATAACGCTCCAACCCAACAAATGGAACGACTAAGAAACGCGGGTTTAAATCCCGCAATGATATACGGATCTGGCGGAGCAAAGACACAAGCTGCAACCCTTCCAAAATATCAATCCGTAAAACCCGAATACAACTATGCAGCCCCGGTAAACCCTATGCAGATACTATCTGCCTACAACGAATTTAGACGCTCTAACGCTGAGGTAGATCTGATTCAAGAGAATGCAAAAAAAGCCCGCATCGAAACACAATATGCGGATACCTACTTCCGGGGACGCGGTATGATATCGATAAACAGAGGCGCAAGAGAATACTATAAAAGATTGGTAGAAGGTTTCTATGACACATACAATACACTTGAAGGACGGGAAGGACGAAAAGTAAATCAATTGGGATACTATTCACAATTTCAGAAACAATTACAAAAACTAGATGCCGAAATAAGCAATACCCAAAAAAGGACCGAACTAACAGACAAGCAAATTGAGTACTATCTGTGGTCAAACTTTGGAAATATGGCTATCGGAGCTGCAAAACAATTATTCAGTCCATTGAAAAAAATCAAAGCAATAAGGTCACTAGCCGGTAAAAAATTCCCGAAAGGACTATCGACACCACGGTACAACTCCCCTGCTGCATGGGATAGATTACCAAAAACAACACAATTCTAAAAAAATGCTATATTTGAACTAACTAAAAAAAAGATACTATGAGGAATGAAATTGCAATTTCAATTCTAGAGCTAGGAATGAGCATCGTGATAGTTGTTCAATTTCTAGCTCTTTTTTTATTAATGTTCAACAATAAAATTCTAAAAAATGGCTTACAGAAGAAAAAGACGCTCCCGCCGACGAGGCAGAAAAAGACAGTCCAAAAGGTGGAACCCCTCCCGCGGAGGAATCCGGCTATAAACCGTGAATACGAACTATAATGTGTGTCACACCATTAAAATTAAACGATCGAATCGTGGCGTGTGGCCATTGTATAGAATGTCTAATACAAAGATCTGTCGAATGGGCGAAAAGATTAGAACACGAAACCCGTTATTCAAAGAGCGGGTATTTCGTGACCCTTACGTACGATGATGAAAACCTACCGACGGTATTAGATGAAGAAACAGGAGAACTAGTTTCGACCTTGAAGAAAAAAGATATTCAGGACTTCATGAAGCTAGTTAGATACCACGAGTACAAAAAGCAAAAAAGCCCGCGTCCATGGTCGCAAAAAATAAGGTACTTTCTCTGCGGAGAATACGGTCCAACAACCATGCGCGCACATTATCATATCATCTTGCTAAATGTCTCAAAAGAGGTCATAAAAGGTCTAGACAAAATATGGACCAAGGGGTTTGTAAAGGTGGACGACGTCACACCAAAAACAATTAGGTATGTCACAAACTACATGCTACTTAAAGATGTAGACTGTTTGGAAGCCCAAACAAAACCCTTCACCACAATGTCAAAAAAACCTATCATCGGCGCAGCCTATGTCGTTGAAAATTTCACTCATCACTACGACACAAAAGACTTAACGATGAAGGACGGATCTAAGGTAGAACGGACCATACCAAGGTCTTACAGAAAAAAAATATGGAAACAAGAGGAACTAAACGAAGTAAGTAAAGAACTAACAGAAAAAGTAGAAAAACTAAAAGACGAGGAACGCCAAAAAGCGGAAATTTTGGACCCTCTGGACCCATTAGGTAAAATAAACGAAAACAGGGCTGAAAAAGCCCGACAAAAAAGAATTAAAGCATTCAAAAAATTAAAGAAACGTAAATTATGAATCCATTTCAAGCGGTCGCCGGAAGGCGCACAAAATACTCAAAATTCGACCTATCTCACGAGCGCAAAATGTCGCTCAACTTTTCAGAATTAATACCAATCATGTGCAACGAAATTGTCCCCGGAGATAAATTTCGAGTCAACTCTGAAATAATGATGAGATTTGCTCCAATGGTAGCTCCTATGATGCACCGGGTAAATGTATATACTCACTACTTCTTTGTACCAAACCGCCTATTATGGGATAATTGGGAATCCTTTATAACAGGAGGCCGTCAAGGCGACGAACTACCAACCGCCCCGGTCGTAAGGATACAAGAAGATCGAAAACAATATTTCGATAAAGGAACACTAGCCGACTATTTCGGCCTACCCATAGTAGATCAGGCTGCATCTGTATCACAAGTAACTTCTATCAATGCACTCCCCTTTAGGGCGTATCAGCTCATATACAATGAGTATTATCAGGACCAAAACCTATCTGAACCTGTCGACTTTTCAAAAGCTGACGGATTATCTGACTCCGGAGACCACGCCAAAATAATGACCATGCGAAAAAGGGCATGGGAGAAGGACTATTTCACTTCGGCACTCCCATGGGCCCAGAAAGGCGAATCTCCAAATATACCGGTAGAATATTCGCCTCAATCACGATGGTACTCTGAAGCTGGCGAAGCTCCAACACAAGAAGGTCCAATTGGCACAAATACAAGTGCCCAGGTCACCGGAGAAGTAAACAGTGTAATCACTCCTGGACGAATCGAAAACATCGAAGGTATAGACATCAATGACCTGCGTAAGACTGCAAGGCTCCAAGAGTGGTTAGAGCGCAACGCTCGCGCCGGTTCTCGTTATGTAGAGCAAATACTATCACACTTCGGCGTTCGTAGCTCTGACGCTCGCCTACAACGTCCTGAGTACCTCTCTGGAGGCCGTCAACCCGTTGTTATCTCACAAGTACTTAATCAAACCGGATCCGAGGGAACCGATGCCCTACCTCAAGGCAATATGGCCGGTCATGGAATATCTGTCGGAAGCCACGGCTTTAACCGGAGATTTGAGGAGCACGGTTTTGTCATTGGCATAATGTCAGTACTACCAAAAACCGCCTATCAACAAGGTATTCACAAAATGTGGAATCGAAGGGATAAACTAGACTACTATTGGCCTGAGTTCGCTCAATTAGGTGAACAAGAAGTCGAAAATAGGGAGATCTTCTATGACCCTACCGGTACAGTTAATAACGAAACATTCGGCTATCAAAGTAGATACGCGGAGTATAAATATCAATGCTCTACCGTTCACGGAGATTTCCGCGATACCTTAAACTTTTGGCATATGGGCCGAATATTTGACGAACTACCCGTACTAAATGAAGAATTCATCGAATCAAACCCGGACGATCGTATTTTCGCGGTTACCGACCCTAGCGAGGATAAAATGTATTGTCAGGTCTATAATCGTGTTGATGCTGTGCGTCCAATGCCGTATTTCAACAACCCAACACTATAAGATCACGGTAATGAAGTACAAACATACGTGGAACTACAACCACAAAAAGGATACGAAACGCGAAAAAGTAGTAGGCGTTTCGATGACTGTAAAAGGCGAATCCTACACGATCGCCGAATTAATGCACCGGACCGC